ATAGCAAATTTATTTATTCTTTATATTAAAGACTTAATAAATAGTGTGAAAAAAAACTATTTATTAAAAAGAGGATTTAAAAAAGAATTATACGAAACAGAGCCTTTTCTTTATAGATTTAGAAAAGGAAATTTATGTATAAAGAGCATGAAATTGAAGAGTGTTCTTTTAGAGAAATAAAAAGGAAAATAAAGGAGGAATAAGTAAATGACAGAATACGAAAGAGCAGTATTGGCAAATCAAGAAATGCAAATACGACTTACGCAGGACCGCTTATACCAAGCGCAGCAGATGGGCGACAGAAATGCAGCCTACAAATTACAGCAGGCACTTAATAAACTCTATGCGGAACTAAGAGAGTATCAAGAACTCTTTTATATTTCGCATCTGGAGACTTGTATAGACTTAAATGGAAATATCCTTCCAAATAAGTTTCAAATTTTGAAGGAGAATGAAGAAGATGAAAGTACAAAACCAATTTATAACCAGCCAGACTAATCTTATCTATGATATAGAGACTGATGAAATACATTTAATAAACAATATAGAAGAACTTAATGACTGGGAAATAGTAGAAGTGAATGAAAAGGATTTTGATATTGTGGTATGGAAGTGTAGAAAAAAGAATGATAATGAATACCCGCTGGGATACAACCCATATCAAGAATAAAGAGGTAATACTAATATGGATGAATTAAAAAAACAAATTTTAAATAGTTCGAACCCTGAACAAGAATTAAAAAATATAATTGAAAAGATGCCACCAAGACATCCAAAGACGGATTTGTTTATAAGGTGTATCTATAATGATTCAGAATTATTAGGATTGTATCTCGGTGTAAATAAGGAGAAATAAGAATTTGAAAGAGAATAATTATTAAAAAATAAGGAGGTCCAAACAATGAGAAAAACATATATTGCTTTAGAAATAAAAATTACTGATGAGAACGATAATGAAGTGGAACATTTTATAGAAAACTATGTGACTGAAGATGCGGAACGATATGAAGACTTAGCAGCACTTTTATATTATATACAGAAAGAACAGTGGAACCTTGAAAAACCAATAAAAAATAAAAAAAATGAAATAGATAAGGCATATCAAGAGTAGGAGGTATTAAGTAAAAAATAAGAGAGAAGGACTTTTTTATTAAAAATAAGGAGGTCCGAAATGGAAGTAGATACAAAAATAAAAGACTATCTCCTTGAACACGGCGGGAACCGCTGGAGGGGATATGGCCACGATAGAATATATTTTGATGGCTCTATCGTGAGAGATAGAATAATAAAAGATGGATTTGAAGTTCCTGAGAACATCAGGAAGGAATTAAAGAAGGATAAAATATATTATGATCTTAAAACTGGAAAATTCTCTGGGATGAAAGATACAGCAAGAGCGTTTAGAGAATCTTTCAAACCTAGTGAAGAAGTAATAGTTAATGAAGATGGGATAATAGAGGAGTATACAGATGATGAATTTGATTACTAATCTATTGCCGCATCAGGTAAGCGCTTTTGAAAAAATGAAACAGCTCAAAATTGGAGCTTTATATATGGAGCAGGGAACTGGTAAAACCAGAACTGTATTAGAATTAATAAAATATAGATTGGAAAAAGAGAAAATCAATAAGGTTCTTTGGCTTTGCCCTTGCAGCACCAAGCAGAATTTAAAAAACGAAATTATAAAACATACTGGAGAAGATAATAAAGACATAATCGAAATATGTGGAATAGAAACATTATCATCCAGCCAGAAAACAATAGAGAGATTAAATGAATTCGTAGAGAATAATATGGTATTTATTGTAATAGATGAGAGTCTGTTGGTTAAAAACTTCTTTGCGAAGCGAACTACACAGGTTGTAAATTTAGCAGCTAAATGCCCTTATAGAATAATTCTAAATGGCACGCCAGTCTCAAGAAATGAAGCAGATTTATTTGCACAATGGTATATATTGGATTGGAGAATACTTGGCTACAAATCATATTATTCGTTTGCAGCCAATCACATAGAATATGATGATAAATATCACAAATTTAGAAGATGTTTAAATGTAGATTATCTTACTGACAAAATAGCACCATATACATATCAAATTAAAAAACATGAATGCATTAAGCTTCCAAACAAACATTATAGAACTGTTGGTTTTCAAATGACGGAAGCACAGAGTGAAGAATATTATCTTACATATTGTGATTTTATGGCAAATATAAGCGAATTTGATTCAACAACAGTATATAGATTTTTTTCAGCAATGTCTGCTGTCCTTTCTGGTAGGAAAGTGAAAGTGGTTAAGAAACATATTGTAACAGAGCCGATGTTTGATAATCCATATGATAATCCAAGAATAAATCGTCTGGTAGATATTATCCCAGAAGAAGAGAAGACAATAGTATTTTGTAAATACACGCATGAAATAGATGATATCATGTATGTATTAGAGAAAGAATACGGGGAAGGCTGTTGTGTTAGATTTGATGGAAGTGTTGGATTAAAGAAAAGAAATGAGAATATGGCCAAATTTAGAGATGACAAAAAAGTATTATATTTTATTGCTAACAAAAATTGTGCTGGATATGGTCTGAATCTTCAGTTTTGTCACAATATTATTTTTTATGATAATGATTGGAACTTAGGAACCAGACTTCAGGCAGAAGATAGGGTACACAGAATTGGACAGAATGAAGACGTAAATATTATTGACATAATTGCTTATGAGTCTATTGATGAGAGAATACTAAATTGTTTATCTAAAAAAGAAGGGCTTATAGATTCTCTTAGTGGATTAATAAAAGAGAAAAATGATTCGAAGATTAAAGATGCACTACGACAAATATGTGGCATTTCTGAAAATGATAAAAAATAAAAAATATTTCAAAAAGTTACACTTGAGTTATTGCGTCGAACATATGTTTGTGATATAATGTAGTTACAAAGAGAGATAAATTAATATGGTAATTGAGAGAAGAAGGATTAGTTAAAATACAGGTCAAAGCCTGCATTATTTCTGATCCTTCTTTTTATTTTTTATTAAGGAGGTAAACAAAATGAAAGTATATAAAAATCAAAATGTATATGAAGCAACACAGGAAAGATTAAAATTCATATTCGAAGAGTTTAATTATATATATGTTAGCTTTAGCGGCGGAAAGGACAGTGGAGTGTTATTGAACTTAGTCCTTGATTACAAAAGAAAACATGGTTATACAACCAAAATCGGACTCTTTCACGAAGACTTCGAGGCTCAGTATACAAAAACAACTGAATATGTGGAAAGAACATTCCAAAACAATATAAATGAGATAGAGCCATATTGGGTATGCTTACCAATCGGCAGCAAAACGCCAGTATCTAACTATCAAATGTATTGGTATCCATGGGATCCAGACAAAAAAGACGTATGGTGTAGAGAAATGCCCAAACATGACTACATTATCAATTTAGATAATAATCCATTTGACTTTTATAAGCATAAGATGCTTCAAGAAAAATTATATGATGAATTTGGTTATTGGTATGCAAGACAGAAAGGTGAGAAGGTTTGCTGCTTAGTGGGAATCAGAAGCGCAGAATCTCTCAATAGATTTAGAGCAGTAAATAATAAAGTGCATGATTATAAAGGCCAGAAATGGATGACAAATCACGGTGACAATTACTACTCAGCCTATCCTATATATGATTGGGAAGTGGATGATGTATGGATTGCAAATGCAAAGTTTGACTATGATTACAACGAATTATACGACCTTTATTACAAAGCAGGATTAACAGTTAATCAGATGAGAGTTGCAAGTCCATTTAATGAATGGGCTGTAGAAGCTCTCCAGGTATATAGAGTTATAGATCCAGCGATTTGGTGCAAACTTCTTGGAAGAATAGAAGGTGCAAACTTTGCAAATATATATGGCAGAACAAAAGCCCTTGGAAGAAAAGATATTACTCTTCCCGAAGGCCATACATGGAAAAGTTATACAGAATTCCTACTTTCTACATTACCAGAGGATGTGGCAGCTAATTATCTTGATAAATTTACAACTTCAATTAAGTTTTGGACTACTAAAGGTGGCGGACTTCCTGTTGAAGCAATTGAAGAAATAGAGAGACTTGGCTACAAAGTGAGAAGAAATGGATTAAGTCCCTGGAGTAAAAATAAGCATGAATGCTTAGTGTTTGAAGGAGAAATCCCAGATGATACTGATGATGTAACTACAACAATTGACATTCCGAGTTGGAAAAGGATGTGCTTATGCATATTGAAGAACGACCATAATTGTAAATCTATGGGATTTGGACCAACAGCGGAACAGCAGAAAAATATCAATGAAATAAAAAATAAATATAAAGCAATAGCTTTTGGAGGTAAATAATGAATACAAGTGAAAATAAATTTAAAAGTCCAGTATATGGAGTAAGACCAGTTCCAGTAGAGAAGATTAGAGCTAACGAATACAACCCAAACAGCGTAGCAACACCTGAAATGGAACTATTATATGAATCAATTAAAGAAGACGGTTACACAATGCCAATTGTGTGTTATTACCACGAAGAGGATGATATGTATGAGATAGTAGATGGATTTCATAGATATACAATAATGCTAAAACATAAAGATATCTACGATAGAGAAGGTGGCGTTCTTCCTGTGAGTGTTATAGATAAGCCAATAGATCAAAGAATGGCTTCAACAGTCAGACATAATAGAGCAAGAGGTTCGCATGATGTTGATTTAATGAGCAATATTGTATGTGAATTACACAAAATCGGAAGAACTGACAAATGGATTGCAAAAAATTTGGGTATGGATCCAGATGAAGTTTTGAGATTAAAACAAATAACAGGTCTTGCAGACTTATTCAAAAATAAGGAATTCTCAATGGCTTGGGAATCAGAAAAGAATATTGATTTTAAAGAATTGGATGGTGATGACTAATCGATAATAAAAAAACTAATGATAAGCTCAAAAGCAAAAAGGAATACTACTTCAGACAATATTACAACCAGTCAAATATAATCGAAAAAAGAAGAAAAAATATAGAAGAGCTTAATCGTACTAAAAAGGAGATATTAGAGAATCCCATATACCTAAAGGCTATCAACTACGATAGTATGCCTCACAATCCAAATGTGAATATTGATAGCATAGTAGATGGAATAATCAAAACAGATGATGTAATAGATAATCTTAGCAAAGAAATCATTAAGCAAATAAATTTATTAAATGAGGAGTTATACATATTTGAAAAAATAGATGATATGATAAAAAACTTCTCTGAAGTGCAAGGCAAAGTTTTTGAATATCTATATAAAGACAAAATGAGAATAACGGAAGTAGCTTACCATATAGACAGAACCGAACGACAAGTATTGAATATAAAAAGATACATATTTAGAAAAGCAAACTTTATCCAGGAGGACTAATCATTC